GCCGCCTGCTGGTACTGGCCGGTCCGGATCGCCTCAAGGGTGCGCTTGAACTGCAGCAGCCCGGGCAGGCCCAGGTTGAAGGCCATGTCGAGCAGCACCCGCTGGCGCACGTCATCGAGGGCCGAGGCCCAGGGCAGCGCGCGGAACAGCTCGATCTCCAGCAGCCGGATGTCGCCGTCGAGCAGCATCGCCGACTCCTCGCGGGTGATGCCGCGATCGTCGAGGTTGCGGCCGACGCCGATCGTCAGCTTGCCGGCTGTGCACCTGTACGGCTTCAGCCGTTCGCCCTCATGCAGCCGGATCTGGCGGATGAGGGCGGAGCGGTCGAAGGGCATCGATCAGCGGCCGGGGTTGTAGGGGAAGGCCTGACGGGCGAGCTGCAGCGCCAGCTGGGTGACGCTGTTCGGACGCACCTTCGCCATGCCGATGATCTCGGACAGGATGAAGAGGGCGAAGCCGATGTACTCGGGCTTGATGTGGTCCATGGTTGCCTCAGGTGTAGTGGAGGTAGGTGGAGAGGATGTACTTGGGCCCCGACACCGGCGGCCGGCCGGCGTGAAGCCACGGCCACAGAGGGGGGAACACGACCAGGGTACCTGCGCTGGGGCGGATCGCCTGCCGCCAGAGCGGGAAGTCGGTCTCGCCGCCGTCGCGGACGTCGTTGAGGTAGAGCAGCGCTGCGAGGAAGCGGCGCGCGGAGGCATGGTCGCCGACGTCGACGTGCTCGGGGAACTGGTCGTCACCACCGGGCCGGTAGCGCTTCAGCCGCAGCTCCTCGAATGCGAGCTCCGCCGGCCACTGCTGGGTGCCGATCGAGAGGTCACGAGAGTAGGCCTCGAACTGGGGCATGATCGCGGCGAACGCGAGGTCGTGCCCCTCGGCCCACTGCTGGGTGAGGTTGAGCTCCGCGAACCGCGGGCCGCCGTCGCCCTGGTGGATGACGTGCTGGCTGGCGCGATCCTCGAAGCCATCGATCAGCTGCTGGCATGCGTCAGCCGAGAGGGTGCCGGGGTAGATCCGGATCAAGTCCGACAGCTCCATCAACCCTCCTGGAAGACGGAGACGAAGACGGTGCCGCTGGCGGTGAGGGGCAGGATGCGGTCGCGCAGGTCGGCGTTGTGGAGGCGGACGCAGCCGAGGGTGGGGACGAGGGGCTGGCGTGGCTCCCAGGCCCCGGGCCAGCCGCAGGCGCTGCCACCACCGTGGATCATGATCCCGGCCCGCCCGTGCCGCGCCTCCTGGCCCTCCAGCTCCTCGAGGTCGAAGGAGTACCAGCCATAGGCCATGGCGGTGCGGTTGTAGGACGGGACCGGGTCGATCTCGTAGTCGCGGTAGATCGCGCCGATGCGGTAGAGGCCCGGGGGCGTGTCGGTGCCGGTGCCGGCCCAGTCGAAGTCGGATCCCTGCCCGCGCGCCAGGCAGGGGATGGTCCACAGCAGCTGGCCGGTGTGGCTGAACGCCCGTGCCTTCTCGGTGACGTCGTTCACCAGCAGGTGGGTGTCGCCAGGCCTGAAGCCGAAGTCGTGCGGGCGCTTGCGGGGGCCGATCATGGGCGCTGCTCGTGCGTCGCGGGATGACCGAACTGTAGCCGGGGGGCAGCAGCGGTCACCACGATCGGGCCGAGGATGGAGAGGGCAGCGCAGATGCCGAGGATCCAGGCCTGGCTGCGCTCCAGGGCGTTGATCCGCTCGTCCCGCTTCTGCTCCGACTCATCCCTGCTGGTCTCCCGCTGCAGCAGCAGGTCAACCTTGGTCTCAAGGGCGATGACCGCCCGGAAGATCTCCAGGTGCGAGACCTGGTCGACGTTGTCAGCCATTCCCAGAGCCTGCACCTGCCGATGCTATCTGAGCCGGTAGTAGATGGGAGGTTGCCGGGTCGAGCGGCCATCCTGTGTACACCGTTCAGCGCCCTGCAGCAACTGCTCAGCGTGCAGATCCAGGGAGGAGGTGCAGCAGTCGCATCTTGCCCTCAGGGGTGCTGATCTGGACGGCATAGCCTCCAGCGCCGGTGTTGCCCATGTTGTAGTCGTAGCTGGCCCCGTTGATCAGGCTGATGGCGGACCCAGTCGGAGTGCCGAAGTCGATGCCAGCGTGGAAACTGCGGCCGTAGAGGCTGCGCGGGCCGTACTGGGACGTGACGCCGAAGCTGCTCGGCGGCTTGCCGTTGATGCGAAGGTAGCGATCGGCATCAGCCGCCGTGATCCGACGGCCATCCGCCCAGCGTGCATCGAGGTGGGGCCCGGTGCTGTCGCCGCTGCTGCCGGTGCGCGCGATGACGCCCTTCGTGCCGCCGGCAGTTGAGCGCGGCTGGTCGGGCTGACTGTTGCTGAAGCTGTCGCCCCCGCTCTGGCCCAACGTCCAGTCGTCGTTCTCGTCCCCCTGAGTTCCGCACTCGAGCACCATGCTGTAGCCCTTGGTGTCGAGGGTGTGCGTGATGGTTTTGATGTTCCACGTCCCGTCGATCTCCGGCCGGAAGTCCTCAAGGGTGATCAGCTCCTCAGCGCTGAGCTCCGGCCGCCCTGGCATCGTGATGCTCACTCGCACTTCACCCGATCGCAGGGACTGCAGGCGGCTCTCTGCGGCCGCTTCTGCCTCCTCCTCGGTCTTGTGCAGCTGCTTCTCCTCGAAGGTCGGCAGGGCTTCGCTTTCGTCGCCGGCCGTCTTCACCTGCTCCTTGTTAGTGGTGCGATCGAGCCATCGTGCCTTCACTGCACCGTACGCACCGCGGCCCTTGATCGTTGCGCGCCAGCTGGTGACCTCATCGCTGCGGATCGTTGCGCCAGGCAGGCTTTGAGCCAGATTGGACTGACTGATCGGGTTGGGCGCGCTGAAGATCCTGTCGAGGATTGACGACGAAGATCCTTGAGCAGCAGCCGTCAGGTAGCCCCGGTAGGCACCTGACTTGTAGACCGACCAGGCATTGAAGCCCTGCTGCTGCCAGATAGCTCGTGCCGCCCTGGCGTTGGTCGCAGGATCGAAGAGCTGCGCGTTGTTCGTCAGGCCCAGCTGGCTGCGACGTTCGGGGCCAAGGGCACCGATCATGTTGATCTGCCACAGGCCGTAGGAGAGATCAGGCGGTGTGCTGTTCAGCGCTCGCACGTTGCCACGGCTCTCGGCCATTGCGATCGCTCCCATGATCACCGCGTCGTTCCCGGTGAATCCTGCTTGTCGAGCCAACTCCGTTGCCTGCCCTGCCGTGATGCGTCCAGAAAGGTTGCTGACGGAGATTCCGCCGCCCTTCCCCCGTGGCACCACGACCAGCTTGCCGTCCGCCGGCTTGATCGTCGCGCTGTGCCGCTCCGCCAGGCGGGTGAGGAAGGCCTGGTCGCTCTCGCTCGTTTGGTCCTCGTGCTTGATCTCGACGCTGGCCAGGCTGCCCTTGATCACCGGCTCAAGGTTGTTGCGCTCGGCGATGGTGGTGACGACCTGTCCCAGGGTGGTCTGGTGCCACGACTGGGTCCGCTGTTCCTTGATCAGCTCCGGTGCGGTGGCGGCGGCGGTGGCGCGGATCACCATCGACCGGGGCCCGCAGCTCAGGTCGCACTCGTCGACGGCGTAGGCCCCCATGTAGACCGGCAGGTCGCCGTTGCTGCTGTAGCCCAGCCAGACGCGGATCCAGGTGCCGGTGCGCGGGAGCGGCATCCGCTTCTCCCGATCGTCGACCGTGATCTCCAGGCTGTCGCTCACCTGGCCGGCTTCATCGGTGACGCGCAGCGAGATGAGGCGATCACGGATCAGGTCCGTGATGTCGTTCCCGTTGGCGATGATGCGGAATGCTGGGGTCGTCATAAATCCCAGATCCGGACAGTCTCGGTGGTCTGAGGCTGCGGGAGATCCGGCAACAGGATGTGCAGCCCCTCGGGCAGGATCGGCGCGAGGTCGGCGAGGTTCTGGTTCACCACCAGGACCGCCTCGACCGTGCCCTGGGTGCGGCCGTAGTAGCGCCAGCAGATGAGGTCGACCTCATCGAACTGCTTGGTGACGTAGATCTGGCTCATGATCGGACGAGGCTCCGGATCGCGTCGGTCACGTAGGGGTCCACATCCAGCATGGTCGTGATCGTGGCCGCTGCGTTGATCATGTCCTGCAGCGCCTCGCCGCCGCCGATGCCGCCGCCGAGGGTGTTGAGCATGGCGGTGGTGGCGGGGCGGAGAGCATCGAGGGCGATGGCAGTGGCCTCAGGGCCGCGGCCGGCGGCCATCTGCTGGACCATCTGAGCAGCGTTGATGCCGACCTGGGCCCAGACGTTGGACTGGTCGATGTTGAGGCCGGCGAGGCCAAAGGCGCTCAGCGCTGCCTGAACGTAGTTCTGGTTGGCGACCGACTGGGCGATGCCGGCGAGCTGCCCAAAGCTGAAGCCAGCGCCGCGGGCTGCCTCCGCAACAGGGGTGCCCTCGATACTGCTGGCCCAGGAGGTGGCGTCGAAGGCGGAGTCGGCGATGGAGAAGGTCTCCAGATCGACCGGCAGGGTCGACACGATCTTCTGTAGGACCGGCGCGACGCTGAGGGGGCTGGCCGCCGCGCCCGGGTTGTCCTCCCCATAGCGGACCAGCTCGATGGTGAAGTCGATGCGCCGGGCCGCGCCCCCCTGGACGAAGGTGGACTGGCCCTCGCGGATGCGCTTGATCCCCCACCGCCCATAGACCCGCCCGACGCCATCGGACAGCATCTGGGGCTTGCCCTGGGCGGCGAGGGATCGAAGGGTCTCGATCGTCTGGTTGGAGCCGGTGAAGCCCGGGTACAGCTGGCCGTCGAGGATGATCGTCTGATCACCAGGGCCGAGGAACTGCTGGGCGGTCTCGCGCAGGATCCGATCCTGCCCTTCCCAGCGGTACTCCGCCAGCCGGTCAAGCGTCTGCGGAGCACCGTTCTGCAGGTTGAACTGGAAGGTGCCGAGCTGGAAGAGGGGGCGGCTCATCAGTCGTTCAGCAGGACGCGATGGGAGGCGGCCAGGTTGTGCTGGATCTCCTCGAAGGCATCGATCACATGCTGGCGGATCGCCTGAGGATCGCCACCGGTCGCGTTGATGGTGATGTTCGCATTGACCGTGACAGGTGCCGGCGGCGGCGCGGCGGCCGCAGCGGCGGGGGATGCGAGGAGGGCTGCGAGGGCAGCGGCGGTGACTGGCTGGGCGATGCGAGGGATGATGCTGCCGTTCATGCCGGGGACGAACAGCTCGGGCCGCCGCTCACCCACCAGGTAGGGAATGCCTGCGCGGACGCGCCCCCCACGCGCGCGACCCTCGGGGGCGTCAGGAGCCGGTGCCGGATTGACGGTCACGCCACCTTTCGGGGCGTCGGGACCGAAGTGCAGGAAGCCGCGAATCCGCGAGCCGATGCCCTTGGCCCAGTCGAGCAGTCCACTGGCCCGAGCCTTCAGGCCGTTGATGATCGAAGTGATAATCTGCTGGCCGATCGTGGCGACTGAGAAGATCCGGACGATGGCGGCAGGAATAGGCGCGAAGATAAGGCTGACGATCTTCTGCCCGATCCGTCCGGCTGAGAAGATGTTGAGGATGGCATCAGGAATCGGGGCGAAAACCGAAAGGATGCGAGGGCCGACGGATTTGACAATGGCGACAATCTGATTCCACAGGCGGGAGAAGAAGCCCCTGATCGGCTTCCAGTTCTTGACAATCACGAAGGTCAGAGCTGCGACGCCAGCAATGGCGGCAGCCACCAGGCCGATCGGTGGGACGACCAGGGCGAAAACCGTGCCGAGGCCAGCCAGCAATGGCCCAGCTGATAGCACTGCGCCGATGGCAGTGCCGATCGCACCGAAGGCGCTGACGATACCGGTCAGGATCGGCACCGCAATGAGCAGGCCAGAGATTGCCAGGCCCACCTGCACGATGCCAGTGACAAGCCCTTCGTTCTTCTGGGCCCACTCAGCAAACCGCACCAGGACCGGGACGACTATTTTCAAGGTGCTGTTCAGACTCGGCAGAAGGGCTGTACCGATCGTTACTCCGACAGCATTAAGTCCGTTCTGGAAAATCTGAGCTTGCGAGGAAGACGTTTGCATCTGGTTCGCAAACTCCTTCTGCATGCTTCCGGCGAATGCCTGCTTGTCGCGGATCAGATCAAAGGCCTGGCCGATCAGCTTGGTGTTGGTGAGCAGCGGCATGATCGCCTGCTTGCTCTCCTCGCCGAACAGCGCACCGGCAATGCTGACCTGCTGCTCCTTGGGCAGCTTCGCCATCTTCTCCAGGACACTCTTGATCGTCCCCTCTGGGTCGATCTGCATTCCCTTGGCCAGCTCTTCCGAGATGCCCAGTGCCACGCCCTTTGCTGCCTTCCTCGCCTTGCCCTTGCCATGCTTGACGGCATTAGCCAGGCCTTCGCCGCCGAACAGGGTGGAGAGGGCGTAGGTTTGGTTGGCGGTCGCCATCTCGCCCTTGGTGAGGGCGTTGAGGAAGTTCTTCAGGCCCGTCGCCGCCACTTCTGCTGGCGTCCCCGACGCCAGGAAGGCTGCGCTCATCCCTGCGGTCTGCTCTGCAGTCAGGCCTGCCGCCTTGCCGATCGCACCGATCCGTCGCGTCACCTCCGTCAGATCGGCCGCGTTGACCGTCCCCTGGAACTTGTCCGACAGGTAGTTGATCGCATCGCCCAGGTTCTCGACCTCAGGCTGTGTCAGCCCCATCGACGCTCGGAGAGCGACCATGGCGTCGCCAGCATCCTGGGCGGTCATCTGGAACGCCACGCCCATCCGGGCTGCAGCCTTGGTGAAGGGGATGATCTCGCTCTCCTTGTAGCCGGCGAAGCCAGCAGCGGCGGCGATCTCGCTCAGCTGCGCAGCGGTGTAGGGCAGCTCAGTCGACAGCTTGACCAGCTGGTTGCCGAACCGCTTCATGCCCTTCTCCCCGTCCGTGAAGTCGATGGCCTTGCGCACGTCGGCCATGGCCTTGTCGAACTCCATCGCCGCCTTCACCGACAGGCCGATGGCTCCAGCGAAGGCGGTGGCCCCTACTGTCGCCTGCTGCCAAAGGGCATTGTCGAAGATCCCCTTGAAGCCCTTCTTGCCGGCGATCGCGGCGTCGTTCATCGTCCGGCTCACGTTCCGCCCGAACGTGGACACCTGCATCTGTGCTGCACGCACCGATGCCGCGAGGCTGGCCGCAACCTTGCCGCCGATCTCGACCGTGATCTTCTGAACGCCGCCGCCGATCATGGTCTCGCTGCCTCGTTGATCTCATTCTGGATGGCCTGGCCGTCCTCGAGGAACAGCCAGAAGTCATCCAGTCCCATCTCCAGGATGTCGGCCAGGCCCCAGCCGGTCAGCTTCGACAGGGCGATGATCGCCCGTCTCAACTCTCGGTCTGTGGCCTGGCCCCCTTGAAAGCCATGTACTGCTCCTCCAGCTTCGACCAGTCGGCGGCATCGAGCTCCAGCAGGTCGTCCTGCGGGGTCTCGGTCAGGGTGCACATCATCATGAGCACCTTGTCCTCCTGGCTGCCGGAGGCCTTGGCGTAGGCCATCTCGTCACGCACCTTGGGCCGGCGCATGACGAGGTGCTTCACCTCGACCCCCGACACCTGGATCGGGAAGTCGAGGTCGATCTTCACCGTTGCTCGCTTGTCGATCGCCATCTACCTCAGACCCCCAGCGCTTGACGGATGCTCTGCAGCTGATCCTGGCCGCCGACCTTGCGGATCATGTTCACCTTGTCGATCTCGATCAGCTCCTGCCCGCCGATGGTGAGCTTGTAGTAGCGCAGGGCGATGCTGAAGGTCGGGTTGCTCATGTCGCCCGCCTTCCAGTCGCCGGTCTCCAGCTGCTTCAGGCCGCCGGTCATGTTCACGACGACAGGGACGACGTCCTCGCCATCGCGTCGCATCGCGCCACGGGCGGTGAGCTGCTTGTCCTGGGCGGCGAGGCCCACGAGCTTAATCACCTCCGGGTTGTACTCCTGCAGGACGAAGGAAGCTTCGAGCTTCTCCATCCCCATGTCGTGCTCGACGGGAGCATCCATCCCGCCGGCGCGAACCTCCTCCATCTTCACTGTGATGGTGGGAAGGGTGAGCGTGTCGATGATGCCAGCGAGGCCGCGGCCATCAACGAACAGGCTGAAGTTCTTCAGGATGCGTGGGAGCTGGGCCATGGTTCAGTCCTCGGTGTTGTGGATCAGGTGAGCAGGTCAACCACGTAGCTGTTGACCAGGTGGGAGCGGAAGGTGACCCGCTCAGCCGGGTACGGGGGGGTGAACTCGAAGTCGAAGAACACCTGGCCGTTGGCGATGCTGGTGGGGGAGTTGAGGTCGGGATCGACCCAGACGTCACCGCCGAGGATGGCACCGCGGGCCTTGAGGCTGCGCAGGTAACCGCGCACGCTCTCCATCACCTCCTCGAGGTAGACGGCGGAGATGCAGCGATCGACGGCCCAGAGGTGACCGCGGAGGATGGACTCGTTGATCATGTCCGCGGTGCGGCGGACGGACAGGAAGGCGTAGAGCGGCTCGGCCGAGGTGGTGCGGTTGCCCCAGAGCCTG